TTCGCCCGTGTGTTTGTCCGCACGAGCGGAGTCCATGATTGCCTGAATAGCCCTGATCGCGTCTAGATCGTTCACCGTCCCTCCATTGCGCGCCTAATCATCGCTTCGGCCATAACGGTCGCGTTTAAGCGAATCCCAAAACCCCGGTTCGGGTGAAACAGTGCTTTCCGTTTTTTGGGTTTCCGATGGTAATGGATAGTTTGACGCATGATCGCATATATATTTTATGATCTCAGTGGCGTATTGAATTTTTTCAGCATTTTTTGTCATAGTGTCCCAGAGTCCACCACAACAAAAAAATGGGTTCCTAGACATGTGTGGGTTTAATGGGCACCTACCGCAATTCATCTTATACATACCCTTCTTGAACCAGTTACGCTCGTTTATCCAGTCGATGAAATTGAGATATCTTTGCCTAGGGTGACGGATGATAAAAAAAACGTATTTCATGAAAACATAATAATGTAGTATGTCTCGTGAAATTTTATACTTATACCATTTGCGCGGAACAAAATACCCGTATGGAAAGTTAACAAAAAGTCCAATGCTAACGCTGGCTGGAATGACGCGGGCAAACTCCCGACAGTACGGACAAAAACTGGAACTGTAATCCGTACCATACTTAATCACCATTAGGCCGCTATTGCACTTTGGGTCTTTCTGCCAAATATCAATTAAGTCTGCATAGTGCTTAATCGCCGCAAGAGCAAGTTTATACTTCTTATTCTTTGTCATACTTACCCCATCTTATTGTCGCCAAGATTTACGTTGTCGCGCTGAATCCTCAGTTCCGACTCATACACGTCGTTGGCCTTGATATTAGCAACGCCAATCTGCGCCTGAGCCGCGATCTTAGCGACTTCGATCTTGACCTGTGCTTTCATCTGTTCCATCATCTGCTCGAACTGCATCGCCATCTGTTCCGACTGCTGCTGCGACTGCGCCTGCCCATCAAGGTCTTCAAGCCACTCCTCGCGGCTTTTCTTGTCTATGTCCATAAACTTCAACGCGATCTTGTCTGGTACATAGTTGCCCTGGTGTTTCCATTCGTTCAGCGTCGAAAGAATTGCAAGCCGGTACGACGGCGTATCCTGAAGGTCGCCGAACCGTACATCCCAATCAATATTCGCGCGCCCCTTGTCGAAGTCGTCCCAATACTCGGCAATCTTCTGTTGCAAATTCTGCAACTGTTGCATGATCTGTTCGCCCTGCTGGACAAACTCCGCCTGAGCCTGCGGGTCGTCCTGCGGTGGCGGGGTGGACTGAATCTCAATCGCCTGCTTTTCAAGCTCTTTGAGTTCCTTGACGTGGGGCGTGTTCTCGCCGACGATGTTCTTAATCTTCGCAATATCCCAATGCTTGTTGACAAGCTTGATGACGTGCTTACTCAACATCTCGTATCCAAGCCAGATATTGTCAAGGCCGTGCTGAATCTGAGTATAGTTGGCCCTCTCACGGAGCTGTGCAACGCCCACGGCCTGCTGTCCCGTGTCGGGTACGCCAAGCATGTCCGAAGGGATTGAAACCATGTCGAAGTCGGTATTGTTTTCCTTTTCGAGCATCACGTAGGCGTCGGGAATCTTCGGACCGTCGAATTGATCGATGTCGTTCAGGTCGTCCATTTCAACAACCTGTTCGTCGCCGGTGAGAAATGCCTTCATGTCTACGTTCGCGCCGCGCTTGACCTTGTACCCCTTGATGTTCTTCGACAGGATGAACTCCATCATCTGAGAACGGCGCTTGTTCTTTTCAAGCTGGATGTCCCGAAGCGGCCTTACCATCCCCTGAAGCTTCCATTCCCAATCTGGGCAGGTAGGGTCGAACGTCCACATAACCGGTATCAGCGGGTACTCATCTTCAAGGTACGGAGAAACCCCATCATAGGCCATGATGAAGTCCCCGATAGAGCGCTTCATCTTGATGATATTGGCCCGTCGGTTGACGATCTTGTAGTCCTCCGGGTTTTCGAGCGACTCAAGGAATTTTTGCTCACCGCCCTTGTCGAGAATAGTATGCTCCATCGTCTGAAGGTTGATGGCGAACGGGCGTTCCTCTGAACACCTGTACCACTTTTCCAGCACATTGACGCGGCCCTTCCCGCCGAAACTACGGGCGGTCATATTTTCGAGCGCGTTCTCTTCCTGATCCGGGAGTCCTTCAATCTCCTTCGCAAGCTTCGGGTACATCGCCTTCAATTCGGTCTTTGACAGGTATGCCCGCCTGAAAATGTGTGAGCAATCTGAAAGGTCGGGGCTGTTCATGTATGGGTCGAACAGAACGCGGAACGGGTCTTCACGTCTGATAACAATGTCTCCATTCAAGATGTCCCGCGAGTAGTCCATGTAAACGAAAAACCACCCGATACCGCATTTGATTGCGTCGTCAACCGTGGCGTCGAGTTGGTAACTCACCGGACGCGAGGAATACATAAGCTGTAAAAGCTGAGTGTAAACGTCTGAGCGGAAGTCGTCCGATCCCTCGTGCGGGTAGGTTTTCATGCCATTACGATTCTGCCGGTGAAATCCAGATACCCAATCCACGCGCTTCTTGATGAGATTGATCGCAAGATACGGCTTACCCTTCTTCTTCTTGACGCTTCCCCACTGGTTGCCGAGATAAAAGTCGTCATCCTCTTTCATCTCGTTTCTGAGTAGCGAAAGGTGAGCAAGGTCGTCGTTCCATTCCGCGTACATATCTTTTATGCTTACGTCTTCTCCGTATGCTTTCATGCGTTCAACCATGAGTTACCATTACTCGCGTCTTTGGACTGCCTGTGCCACCTCAAAATGGGGTTGTCAGTCTCATGTGTAGCAGGCTCGACATACGCCGGGCCGGCCACCTTTACCTTCTCGTCCCGAAGCCTTGAAAGCGCGTCCAGCATGTCCTTGTACTGGCTTACGGGGAACTCGTTGTACTCTTCCATGATAAAGTCATCGACAAGATTTCTGAGCTTGCCGTTACAATCGGTGTAGGGAAGCTTCTCGGGGAAAATCATTCTGCCCTCTTGAAACAAGGGCTGTAATTTAAGAATCCTTTCATCCTTTGACAGTCTGGTCCCGCCGACTTCCTCTATCGGGAAATGGAATCCTTCCTCGCGCTTCTTCTCCTCGATGTATTCTATGTCGCCCTGCATGGAGTATTTCTCGTAATAGACCTTTATCACCTTCCATTTAGCCACAAGGTCGAAGAGTTTCCTTTGCTTTTGCTGAAGGTCGAGCCTGTCTCTCACGCAGTCTAGTATGTAATAATAATTCCTCTGGTCTACGCCAACCACCCACATGACCGTATAGGCTGAACCCTCTTTCTTTGAGCCCGCCGGGTCTGCAAAGATGAAATTTCTTGTGTGTGGCCGGGCAGTGGCATTGTTGTAGTACTTAATCCAATTAACGTCAAAAGCCTTCTCGTCAGCCTTGATAGGGTCCATAAGCATCTGTGAAGCAAAGGTCGCGGTTCCCATGTTCTTGAACTCTTCCCATATGTGGTCCTGGGTATAGAGTACGGCCCGTCCATCTCCGAGGGGAGATACGTCATCCTCTGCGCCGACAGGCTTTGCCGGAAACGCTCCATTATGGGTGCAGGCATATTCCCTGACAGTATAACCTCCACCACGGATGAGTTCGCCATAGAAGTCGCCAAAGTGATAACGGGTTCCGATGAAACAGTGAGTCCCGTTTTTAGGGTCGCCGAGAGCATGTGAGAGCCTAACACATTCCGACACCTTGTTTCGCTGTTCACTGGTTGACACAGCCTCCCTTGTCACCACGTCGTCGTAAATACGCCGGGTAAAGTGCTTGCCCGTGGGCATTGAATCTATGAGTCCAGAAGCCTGCAATGTACCGCCGATCTCGTTACCGCATTTAAGCTGTAATCCATCGTCAAGGGACCACAGCCACCCCTTTGTGTTCATCGGGTTCGCCGGGATTACATCTTCAAACGCGGCCGCAAGTAAACCGTTGGTTTCAAGAATGGTCTTGATTCGACGTAAAAAATCCTTCGCTATCGACTTCGTGTGAGAAAAAATACACCCGCGTATCATGGGATCACGCAAGGCGTCCTGTATGGTTCCGGCCACGGTGATGATCGACGACTTGTAATGATAGCGGCTCCATACGTCCAGGGTCTTGTGTCGGTTGTCGTTGACCTCGTTCGCCCTGTCAACCAGCCACGGATGGTTCATATCCCCCCACCCCAAAACGAAATACATCAGGAAAAACAGGTCGTCCCAACACAGTTTGCGAATCAACTCAATGGCTTTCTTCCAGTCGTTCTTGTCTCGAAAAACGTTCAGGTCGTGGGCGATCTTCTCGTAATTTCTACGATACTTCGCGCCCTCGACAGGATGGAAGATGAATCCGTTCACGCCTTGTTATCCAGAAGTATTCTCGAAATGTCTCCCTCGAAAACGAAACTCCCGAGGTGGTCAAGCCTTGCCGTCACATCAAGATAAATCTTCCCGCCCATCTTCTTCCAGCGGTTGCAGAACCCGTAATCCTCAGACCAGCCAACACCGTTCTCATCGTAAAGGTTCTCGAAGAACGTATAGGTGAACTCGCGCTCCTTCTCTGAAAGCAGGTGGGAATACGTCTTGTACTTCATCTCCGGGTAGTGCTTCATCATCTTCTCAAACACGCCGCGCTGAATCATCAAAAATCCAGCACCCACCCTTTCGACCTCGCATATACCGTTCACGATGTCGAACCGGCCCTCGGGAAACGTCACGGTATAGTCCTCTTTCATGCACTTCTTCCGATACCCACCGGCAATGACTTCCTTTTCCGAAAGCATCAGTCGTATCACAGACTCGGCCTGAAACCCTATGTCGGCGTCAAGGAACATGAAGTGCGTGTAATCAGTGCCCCTGCCGAGGAAAGCGGCGACGCACTCGTTTCTCGCGCGGCAGACGTTCGACTCGTTCCTCACGAAATACGTGTAAAACTCCACCCCCAAGTGCCAGAACAGATTCTGCATCTTCAGAAGGCTCGCGGTGTAAACGTCGGTCAGCATCCCGCCGTAGCAGGGGGTTGCAAGCCAGAGCTTCATACCCCGGAGCTTCGCCATCTCGGACGGCGGAAGCGGCATCCCCTGTGATCTCTTTTCGCGCTTCTTGTCTTTACTCACCCGGCTCTACCTTCCTGTGGATATACTTTCCTTCCAGCGGCTTGACGTACTCGTACTTGACGCCAATATAGTTTTCAAGAGAACAAACCCTCGACATCAAGTAATCAACCAAATCCTTCGCCCATGCGTGGTCTTTTTGTAAAATTTCGAACTTCTCGCGCAATTCCTTATCCTTCATGACTTCCTCACTAACCATGAACTACCCAAAGGCTGAACCCCTGGGAACGACTCCTGAACCGCCCTCGCAACTCCGGGCCAGTTTATGTCGTGACCTCCGAAATACCCACCCTGCTTCACCTTCGGCCACCACGCACGGATGTCAGCAAGCACGTCCTCGTATTCGTGACTCGCGTCGATAAACACACCAATAAAACTCCCATCCTCATA